AAAAACTGAAAATATTGCTGATATGGTAGAATTACAAGAAAAATTGACAGAAATAGTAAGAATGAAAGTTGAAGATAATCCAAAAAAAATTGAGGCTGTAATAAAAGCAATTGATACACTTGCAAAGCTACAAGGCTTATATGATAAAAAGAAAGACACAGATGTTGTTGAAATAAATGTAACTCTTGAAGGTTTAAATATTGATACTGATAATTTTGAACCTTAATATAAACACTGTTAAAAATAATTTTAATAGTGTTCTCTTTATAACATTTTAACTTTTTTATATATATACTTAAGAAAAGAATTCCTTTTTCTTTTTTTGACTGACAAGCAAAATGTATGGAGGTGGATTGAATGAAAATTGATTTAAAAATAGATAAAGAATGTTTTTTGCCTGTTTATAGAAAATATTTAAATTCTGCCAATTTGAAAGATATAAATATTTTTTATGGCGGGGTAGGCAGTGGTAAATCTTATTTTATTGCTACTTTAATATGTATAAGAAGTTTGTTAATTCCAAACAGAACCACATTAGTATTAAGGAAATACAGAAGTACAATGGACAATACAGTAATAAGAGAAATTGTAGATGCATTGACCCGTTTAAAACTGATAGATTTAGTTGAATATAATAAAACAAAAGGGATTATAACATTTCCTAATTCTTCAAAGATTATAATGAGTGGTTATGATAATCCTGAAAAAATAAAAGGCGTTAAATTTGCTGATTTATGGATGGAAGAGATAACAGATTTTTCTAGTTATGCTGATGGAACAAATGATTTTATTCAAATAACAGAAAGACTAAGAGGTAGTGAAAAATCTATGAAGAATAGTAGAATATTCATTTCCTTTAACCCTATAAATATTGGTCATTGGGTAAGAAAAGAGTTTTTTAGTGAAGAAGACCCACATAAAGCAAAATATGATAATATAATGCTTTGCAGGACTACATACAAAGATAATCCTTTTTATGGAGATACTTCTAAATTAATGAGAATAAAAAATAATAACCCACGCCGATGGAAAGTTGTAGGAGAGGGAGATTGGGGAGTGCTAGGTCAGTTAATATATGAGAATTTTCAAGTATTTGAAGAGAACTTTAATGATAAATTCTTTGATGATATTTCTTTTGGGCTAGATTTTGGATTTAGTCATTACACTGCATTAGTTAAAACAGGATTTAAAAACGGGAATATATATGTATTAAAAGAAATATACTCTCCAAAATTAACAATTAGTGATTTGGCTGAATTAATAAAAAAAACATTCCCCGAATGGCAACACATAAAAATAATAGCAGACAGTGCACGACCAGATTTGATTTCTGAACTAACAAAAATGGGTATATATACAGTTCCTTGTAAAAAAGGTTCTGGAAGCGTCCTTGACGGTATTGAATGGCTACAAGATAGAAAGATATATATACATAAAAATTGCAAAGGAGCATTAATGGAAGCGGAAAGTTACCAATGGATGACTGATAATAGAACAGGACTAATATTGCCAAGGCCTGAAAAAACAACGGATGATATGATGGACGCAATACGTTATGCTAGTGAGAAATTTAAGAAAAATGATAAGATAGAATTTGCATAAAAAAAAGGTCATATTAAATATTATTATAATATACAATAAAAAGAATCTCTTTTTTCTTTTTTGACTGACATCTTTTAATAATTAATAACAAAAAGAATATAATTTAATAACAGTAAAAAAATATTAAAAAAAAGGAGTTGATAATATGAAGTATGAAACAAGTAAATTTAATGAATTTATTTCTATTATAAGTAAAAATATTTTTAAAGGTGATTACAAAGGAATTACAGAAGAAAAAGAATTTAAGATAAGAACAAAAAAAAACTTTGAAGATTTCTTAAATGAAATAAATAAATATAATATAATTTCTTACAAATTATATTATATCAAATCTAATTATATAATTAATTTAAAATTTTTTAAAAAAACATCTTAAAAAGTGTTATAATTTATTAAATTATTACAAATTTTAATTTAACTTAAAATCACCCCCTCCTTTTTAAATATTTTCCTTTCAGGCATATACAATATTGTATATGCTTTTTTTTGTATATTTGTAATTTATATTATAAAAAAACAAGCATATAATTTATTAAAACACTTTATAAAAAAAGGGAGTTGATTATAAATGTTAAAAAATGAAATTCTACAAAAAATAAAAAATAACAGAGATGCCATTGGATTTTATGAAGCATTTGACTTAAAAATGGCTGGCATAGAAGATATTATAAAACACAATATTAAAGATTTTCTAAAAAATGACAGAATTAGAAAAATGCAGGAAGGAATTGATTATTATAAATTAAAACATTCAATACTTGGAAGAAGAATAGTATATAAAGTAAACGGAGTTTGTTATGAAAGCCCGCTTGCTAATAGAAAAATAAGAAATCCTTATTATCGCTTACTGGTAGATCAAAAAGCTGGCTATATGACTGGAAACTGGTCTATTATAAGTAAAGATGAAAAATTAAATGAGGTTATAGAAGAAGTTTTATTAGACAAAGAAACGCTTAATGAACTTATAGAAGAAATTGTTGTTGATGCTGCAAACCAAGGCGATTGCTGGGTTCATATGTATAAGAATGAAGAAGGAGAAATTAAATTAACTACAATTCCTTCTGCTGAGATAATACCTATTTTTGACAGTAACTTTGAAAAAACATTAGAAGCAGTTATAAGATTTTATAAGATTACACATTATCAAAAAAATGGAGATAAGAAAGAGTATTATAAAGTGGAATACTGGAATGATAGATATGTTTCATACTACATATTTGATGAAGAAGAGGATGAAGTATATTTAGATACTGAAAAAGAACTTAATCCAAGGCCACATTTTATTACAGTAACAAAAAAAGGTGATATTATTGAAGATAATTTTGGGATGATACCTTTTGTTCAAATTAAAAATAACAAATTTTGTCTTACAGATCTAGAACCAGTGAAAGATTATATAGATGATTTAGATTTAATCACAAGCGATTGGTCTAATGAGTTTGAAAATAATCTGGAAGGGGTCTGGATTTTTGAAGGTGGAGACCCTAACCAGCCTCTTCATGAATTACTAAAAGGTATAAAGGCTAGCGGTGGTATTAAATTACCAGAAGGTATGAAGGTTACAAAGTATACTTTTCCCATTGAGTATGAAGCAAGACAAGCAAAAATACAAGAACTGAAATACAGCATATTCAGTGTTGGTCAAGGAGTAGATACAAATGATAAAGACTTGTATGGGAATTTGTCAGGAATAGCAATTAAATTAAAGTTTAGTGCATTGACAATTAAATGTAAAAAAATAGAAACATATATAAAGAAGGCTTTATATAAAATACTTTATGCTATGATTACTGAATACAACAAAGTTAATGGAACTAATTTTGACCCTGCAACCATTAATATAAAATCATCATTTAATGTATTGGAAGACACAGAAGAAATTAGTAAGAGAACTGAAACAGCATTGAGTTTGAAAGGTGTTGTATCTGATAGAACATTGCTTAATAATCTTCCACAAGTTTCAAATGTAGATGAAGAATTAAGGTTGTTAGAAGAACAAAAAGCAGAAAATCCTGATAACCTAATTATTTAATTATAGTTGTGTTCTTCATGGATGGAGGTGTTAAAATGTTGGATAGTTTATTTGAAAGATTTGAAAAAAAGAAGAGTTGAAGTTTGATAAAGATATAAGAGAAATACAAAAAAAACAATGTAGAATTATTCAAATCAATAATGTTCATATTAGAACAATATAAAAAATATTATGGATTATAGTAACATATATGTAAGCAAGTGCTTAAAAGCATTTGCTTATTTTTTTATATATATTATAGACATTATATATATATACATATATATGTCTGACTTCAGACATAAAAAAGTATATATATATGGACATTAATATTTTTAAAAAACTTAATTTGTAATGGCAATAATATACTTTCTAGCTTACACACACTTAGTTCAAAAGTTAAATAAAACATAGTAGTTATCACATGTCTGGGATTTTTATAATGCCTTAAGTCATGTCTTCTACTGAGACATATATATATTATATATATGTGTCAATTGTGCGGGAGTTTATTAATACATAAAAACGCTTTACATTTTTTATATATAAAATTGTCTATCAAAAAAGATACATATTTTTTTTCTTTTTGACTGACAAAATTAAAAAATGTTCTATTAAACAGTATAAATAATTATAATTTATAAATGTATTACATATAATTAATACATAACAAGGACTTAACCTTGTAAAAATAGTGTATAAAAGGAGTTGATTTTAATGAAATTATCAAAAAAATTGTTAGAATTACTAGGACAAGAGGTGTTTGACACAATATCAGACAAAATAAAATCATTAGATGATGAATATCTGAGTGACGCAGACTGGAGAGAAGAAATATTAAATAAAGTTCTTAATCAGAAAAAAGATCTAGAAGATAAAATTTCTGAACTTCAAGAAAAAATAAGAACAGTAGAAGAAAAAGAAGCAAAGATTACAGAATTAAATGAAAGGTTAGAAAAGCTTAAATCTGAAAATCTAAAAATGCAGAAAGATAGTTATGTAAATTCTATTTTAGAAAAATATTCTGTCAAAGATCCTGATTATATTAAATTTAAACTCAATATTGATGCATTAGAAATGAAGGATGGAAAAATAGAAGGATTAGAAGAGAAAATAAAAGAATTAAAATCTAATGATAGTTTTAAAAGTTTCTTTGGAGAAACTAAAAGTTTTGGTTTTGACAAAGATGAAAATCCTAATAAAGAGCAAACAAATTCTGGTAAGTTAGTTATCACAAGCTTGGAACAAATTGATAGTATGACAGAACAAGAGTTGATTGATAATATGGCAGCGGTAGATGAATTTATAAAAAATCAAGGAATTTAATTATTAAAACTAAATTTAGTGAATATAATAATTATAAAAGAAAAAGTTAATAAATATAATGTAGAGTAGATTAAAAAAAATAAAAAAAATATAAAAAAAGGAGTTGATTTTATGGCTTTACAACATATACAAGACAAGATTTTGTCTGCAAAAATTAAAGATAAATTACCAACAAAATACAGATATGGACAAGTTGCTAACAGAAACTATGAAGGCGAAATAAAGCAGAAAGGAGATACTGTAAGAATTATATCATTTGCTGATATAACAATGCAAGACTATCACAAAGACCAAAATATGAGTGCTCCAACAGCATTATCAGATAGTGAAATGACATTAGTAATTAATCAGGCGAAAAGTTTTAACGTGGGTGTAGATGCGTTAGATATGGCTACTACTAAATTAAATTTAATGGATGTATTAGCAAATAAAGCAAGTTCTGCAATTGCTAATACAGTAGATACATATCTAGCAAGTTTATATACACAAATTAATGCAGCAAACTTCATAGGTGAAGATGCTAATCCAATCACTTTAACAAAAAATAATGCGTATGACTATTTGGTTGATATGGGAACAATTTTAGATGACAATGATGTTCCAGCTGAAGGCAGATATATAATTGTCCCTAACTGGTTGCACGGATTACTTTTGAAAGATGACAGATTTACAAAATCAAATCAATTGTCTGAACAGACATTAGTAAACGGAGTTATAGGAGAAGTAAATGGAATGATGGTTTTAAAATCAAACAATGTTCCTAATGTTTCCAATCAAAAATACAAAATTATTGCTGGTTATACTGAATCTATGAGTCTTGCGGTTGCTATTCAAGATGTTAAAATCTATGAACCAGAATTAAGGTTTGGTTCAGCAATGAAGGGTTTAGTATTCTTTGGTGGAAAAGTAGTTAGACCAAACACAATGGCTTGTTTAGTAGCAAATAAGTCAACAACAACATAATTAATATTTTATAAAAAAAAGAGTAGATATATTATCTACTCTTTTTTTATTTAATAAAATATATCTAAACCGCATATTATTTAATATAACAGTTTTAAAAAATAAAAAAAAGGAGTTGATTAAATTGAAAATGATTTATTTATTTAAAAATAAGAAAACAAACATGGAGTTTCAGATTCAAAATGAGACACATTATAAAATACTACTTCAAGATGATAATTTTGAATTAATTCAAAAAGACGGAGAAAAAATAGAAAAAAAAGAGGTTGAACTAATAGCAGGTGCAGATTTAGAAAGTATGACAAAAGATGAATTAGAAGCTTTTGCAAGAGAAAAAGGAATTGAAATAGATAAAAGAAAAAGTAAGGAAAATATTATAAAGTTTTTAAGAGAACATTTATAAAAGAAAAAGGGAATAATTCCCTTTTCTTTTTCTTGATTGACATTATAAGATATTAATATTATAAAAAAACAAGCATATAATTTATTAAAATACTTTATATTAAAAAAAAGGAGTTGATTTTATGATTATGACAATTGAAGAAGTAAAAACATTATTAAGAATAGAAGATAATTCATTTGACAGTTTTATAAATATGAAATTAGAAATTTTAGAAGAGGCTATTACAAATTATACTAATAACTATTTTGTAAATACAAACACGGTAATACATGATTGTTTATCTTTTGTAGATAATAAAATAATATCTAAAAATTGTAAATTTACTGACTATTACTATATGATTAATTCTAATGTTAGAGTTAGTGGTAGTATAATGAATGATGGAGTTTATAAAATAATTGGTATATCTGAAAAGGAATTAATATCAGACAAAACATTTATAACAGAAAATAATGATTTATTAAAAACAATTGCGATTGTTCAATACCCAAAAGTTTTAAAAGAAATTGTAGCAGAAATGATAGATTATGATTTAAATAATAATAAAAATATAAAAAGTGAAACAATTAGCAGACATTCAATTACTTACAAAGATTTAAATTCTTTATATCCTAGTGAAATAGTTGGTAAATTAAATAAATTTTTAAGAGCTACATTTTAATAAGGAGGTGTTTATATGTTTAATAAAATTAAAGCAGACATATATGAGAAAATAAAAACAGAAGATGAAAGAGGCCTAGGTACTAAAACTACATTATCACTAAAAAGCTCTTGTTTTGGTTATCTTGATTTATTAGGAGGAAATGATAAATTTGTGAATGATAAAATAAGAAAAGAAGCAACACATATTTTTATTTGTCTATCAAAAAAAATAAATGAATTACTTCCTTCTGACTATATAAATATAAATGGTAAATTTTACATTATATTATTGATAGATAATCCAGTGCAGTGTAATCAAACTGAAATAATACTCAAGGAAGCGGGTGATATAGAATGAGTTTTAAGTATATAAGTAATAAAAAAACAGTTATAAATAAAATAGAAAAGATACAAGATTTAGGACTGGAAAAAATAGGAATATTAGTGAAAGAAAAGGCTGTAAGTCTTGTTCCTGTTCGTTCTGGTGACTTAAGGAATAGTATAGACTATTACATTAACAAGGAGACAGGAGAGGTAGATGTAGGCGTTTTAAAGGGTTCTGAGGGGGCTGACTATGCCATGTTTGTAGAACGTGGGACAAAATATCAAAAGGCACAACCTTTCATGAGACCTGCATGTGTTAATTCAGAAGAAGATACACAAAAAATAATAAAAGAACTTATAAAAAAGGAGTTGATTTAAATGAATATATTTAGACAAAATGAAAAAATTGATAATATTGAAGTGATATCTAATATAAAAAGAGTTCTTAAAGAAGTGTCTGGCCTAAATGTTTATTATGAACAAATAGAAAGAGATAATAAAGATAAAAATGTAATTTCTTTTATTTGTGATATTAGAAGTATAAATGATTTTCAATTTCAATTAGATTTAGAAATACATATTTTTAGTAATTGTGGAAGCGATATACTTGAATTAGAACAAATAACAAATAATTTATATAAATTCTTTTACAAAGCAAATTTCAATTTATCTAATAATAGAGAAATGACATTAAGAGTACAAAGTATAGACAGATTAAATATACCTACAAATGAAATAAATGAAACTGATTTAAGAAGAAGGGATTTAAATATAGTAGGTATTTTAAATTATTAAAACTAAATTTAGTGAATATAATTATATTATAAAAGAAAAAGTTAATAAATATAATGTAGAGTAGATTAAAAAATAAAAAAAATATAAAAAAAGGAGTTGATTTTATGGCTTTAAGTAATGTAAGAAATTTAGGACATACAAGTAAAACTACTAAACACTTTGTGTTAGACGCTGGTTTTGTAATTAAAAATCCAGTTATAGATGAAACTACAAAAGAAATCATGGGAGGAGAAGGTATCTCAATAACTGCTGGAGGTTCAACTATAACATTAGAACAAGAATATAGAAGAAAAGAATCCGACGGCATTAACGTTGATACAAAAAATTATATGACAAAAGTAAGTGAAACTGGGAATTTCACATTTAATTTCAAAGAATGGACAGCAGATGTTATCAAACTTGCTATAAATGGAAAAATATTAGAAGACGCATTGACATATAAAGTAATTGGAACAAAAGATATATTAGAAGATGATGATTTTGTTTCTTTGCTTTATGTAGGTAGATATGGTAAAGATAATCCAGCTGACATCGCTAATCAACCAGTCATGATCTATGCCAAAAACTGTTATTCAAGTGGAGGATTCTCAACAGAATTTACAGAAAATGGAGAGGCTGTTATTCCTATCCAATTTAATATTGTAGCAGACGTTGATCAGTTTGGAACAAGAAGTTTGCCAATTAAGTTTTATATCCCAGATCTTAAGTTTGGATTTAGTGTAAGCGTGCTTGATAATTTAGCACAACCAGCAGAAGGATTTGTTAGATTTTTTGACTCAAATAATCCTACAAAAGAATATCCAATATATACTTTAGAGGATGGTTCTGCTACAGTAATTGTTCCAGTTGATGATGTAGATGATATTACTACAGGTATTTTTAGTATACAATATTCTGCTTCAGACAACCCTTTTGAAGCAACATACACTGAGTCATTACCATCTTTGACAGAGTCTGACGCAGGACAATTAAAGACAGTTCAAATAAACTTACCATAATAAAAAAAAGACCTTTGATAGGTCTTTTTTTTTATTATTTTTTTTGTTTTTAAACTTTAAAAGGTTATTATTTTTTGAACTCTTTAATATAATATAAAGATAATAAAATAAAAATTTAAAAAGGAGTGATTAATGTGAAATATGAAATTAAAAAACCATCTTTTAAAGATATTATATTTTTCAGTAAAAACATTATAGGTAAATTACCTGTAAAAGAGTTCATGGATACTTTGAAAGAAAAGATAACAGAGATTAATAAACTAAATCTAATAGAAGCAGAATTGCAAAACAGAATAAAAGCTGGACACAAGATTACTAATAAAGAAGAGAAAGAACAAGAGCTAAGAATTAGTAAAATAAATTCTCTTAGCCAAGAAATGCTATTTGATGCAGTTCAATTGTTATTTTCTAATATTGAAAAAATTGAAGGCTCATTATATGAATTTTTTGGTAAAATGTCTGGAATGACTGCTGATGAATTTAGTGAGTTAGATTTTGATATTGCAACAGATATTATAAAAGAATTCTTTATACAAGAAGGATTCTATGATTTTTTCAAAAAAGCCTCTACGTTGTAGAGAATGTCTTTGAGATAGAGGACTTATTTACAACCAGAGGCTATGATACAACTAAAAAATATGAAGAGTATTGGAATGATGTTTTTAAACAATATGAATTTTTAAACAAAAAATCTATAAAAGAAAAAATATATGAAAGATGGATTATTGGCGGGTATGACAAACAAATGACATTAGATGAATTTGAAAAAATGATAACTAATAATCATAAGAGAGAAGAGAAAATTAAAAAGATAAAAACAAAATCTAATGAAGAAATAATCAAGGAAACAGAATTTGTTATGAAATTGTTTAATGAAAATAATTCAATAATAAAAGTAAAGAAGTAAACAAAAGATATCTAAGGGGGAGGGCAATTCATCGCCCACCTATAGAGGTGGGTGTCTTCTTGCTATTATTAAATAAACAATCTTTGGTTCCTACTATATATGAATTAATGCAAAAACAAATAATGTTATAAACAAAATCTATAAAAAAAATTTAAGGGGGTGAATTAATTTATGAGATATGATATTCCTGCTCTTTATGGAAAATCATTAAAAAAACCTTATGTAAAAGGCAGTGATAATGATTTAGAAAAAGATTTTACGCATGAACAGTTAAATTCATTAAGAAAAAGGCTCCATGATATATTATGGGGCGGTGGAGGCATAGATGATAACGAAATATTTTCTTCTTTAGTAAACATTATCTTAGCTAAAATAGAAGATGAAAGTGAAAAAGCAGATGGTGAAACCTATGAATTTCAAATATTTACTACTAAAGATGGT